TCCTTGTGATAATCCTATTGCTGCAGAACCAGCACCAACATATAAAACATTTGAAGCACCACCAAAGCCAGTTGGCGTAACAGGTTCGGGTAAATCAGAAGGAAATGGAATGACAATTTGTGTTATGGATGCGCCCGCTGACGAGTAATCTATTGCAAAATCAACATCTACCTTGTTTCCATCTTGCGACCAATTGTAACTTTTATTTATAGTTCCAGTTGGCGCTGTTCCTGACGGAAATGTTGGTGTTAATGTATATGTCTGTAACCCAGATTGTCTAAAAGTTATGTTTGTATAATTTGCTGTGCTACTTGTGTTGTTAGCGGGCATTGTGTATGCGGGCGCAGACTTATCTAATTTTAAAGCTAAATTTGAAATGGTTGCATATAACGCATCTGCTTTCGGTTTTAAATAATTAGTCCAAACATTTAACCAAGTTGTTTTTTTAGCTTTGTTTGAATCCGCACTATCTACACTTGAAACACTATCGGCATCTATTAAAGTGTTTTTAGCTGTTAATCCATTAGCGAATGAACCGAAGTTTGTTTCTGTTAACGCTTCTTGAACTCCACTTGTTTTAGCGAATGTAACAGCACCATTATCAATAGTCCAAACCGTTCCACCGCTACTTACTGTTATATCGCCTTTATCGCCGTCTGAAACTCCTGTTACATCTGCCAAAGTTGCCAAAGGACTTGTTGCTCCTGTTGGGAATGGGTATTCTACTCCGTTGAACGAAATTCTATCAGGAGTAAGTGACAAACTACCCTCTATACCAAACATAGCTATTTGCGATGGATTTAATTGAGTATAACCATCATCGTCATGAACTTCAAACTGACCCTCTCTAACAGTTGCGCCACTAACGTTTATTAAATTTAAAGGATTAACAGCATCAACACTCAAATCCCAAAACTCAATACTTTGGTCTGCTCGGTTAATCTTTAAAAATTTATCAGCGTCTAATCGGAATATAGCATCTTGCGTGGTGCTTTCGTTGCCCTCTGTTAATACTTGTTCAAGGTTTGGCGTAGTGCCTCCGCCTGTTGAGTTGATAACTGGGTTTAAAGGGTCTGTATTGTCAACTGTGATATTTGTTCCCGCAACTACACTTTGAATGCCTCCTCCACTATTAGTATTAACGTTAATAGTAGTTAAAAATTCTGTTGTATTTATAGTAACCTCTTCAATAGTTGGTGTTACACTTACATCTATAATTGTACTCATTCCGTAATTGTATTAATTATTTGAAACAAACCGCCAACCCAAGTATGAACCGTTTCATCCGCTAAAGTTATCTGAATATCGTACTGATAATTAAAAGCTGGTATCGTAAATATTTGCTCGTTAATAGAAAACAAACCGTTGATAGCATCGGTTATCGTTATACCTGCACTTGCAACCGATGTTAAGGTTAAAACCGCTAAAGAACAAGCATCTTTTTTTAAATCAATCTTAATAACAGACCCTGTTAAATCTAAAGCAACACTATCTATTAATATCTCAAAAGGATATTCCTTAAACGTGTCCCCTCTTAACGCTTGTATGTTCAATCTTCCTATCATTTTCTTCTATTTTTTTTAGATAAATTTCAATTAACTTGCAATTTTTTTCCTGTTTTATATTCTGTTTTTTCTCATCTGCCATAATACGTATTCATCTTCGGTTACTACTCGATTTGGCATATACCAACCGCTATTACTTACTCTTTGTGGATTAACTATTGCGTCTGAACTGTTAACGTATTCAGGTAAAGTGTTTTTACAAAGCCAACGTTTCATCCTATCGGCATACATATCAGCTTTTAAACGCATATCATTTGTTAAGGTTGAAAGCATTGTATCGCTTATTGCCGTTGTATTAGCTGGTGTTGGCATTGTAATACCATTATTGCCGATAGCGAAAGCACCTATCTTTAAATATTCCGTTGCCGATTGTCTTATTAAGAATGGTTTGATATAATCATTGTATAAAATCAAATAATCCCCCGCTAACGTTTCGGCTTCATAATCAGTTTCAATCTTTAAATACAATGTTTCTCCAAGCAATTCTTCTAATCGTGTAGCCTGTGCATCTAAAGTGCATTGTCGTAGCTTATCCACGTCTATATTACCACCTAATAATGTGTTTTTTGTAATATCGTTATCGTTTAATAGTATAATCATATCTTGAAATATTAAATGTCGTGAGGTGCTATTCCAGCCGTTCCTGATGCTCTGTTCTTTTTAGCGTCATCTATTGCAATAGGACTTTTCGGGTCAATCTTAACGTCTTTTTTCTTATACGTTAATTTCTCCCAATAGTGTTTACAAGTGCCTCCTGTATATTCTGCGCTTAATAATCCACCACCCTTATACAACCAAATAGAATAAGGGTTGTTAGGGGTTGGGTGCATTCCAAACCCCTCATTTACAACTACGTTACTCATAGCTTCTATATCTTCTCTACGATATATTTTACCTGCTTTCATCATCTTAACACAAAAATCTCTTTCGGGTGCAGGATTACCAGCATAACGATAACGATATAAATAAAATTCAGTATCGTATTTGGATTTTAAGTTTGGATTTGCCGTCCCTGTGCTTGTTAATTTAATAGCGTCCTCTTCTTCATAATCAACAGGCTTTGTGTTTACTAATTCGTAACCTTCGATTGTTTCATTTTCTCCTAACTCGATTAGCGTTTCTGCTTTTGAAAGTTGTAATTGTGTTGGTGTTTCTTCAATTACTTTTTTTGGGCGTAACGGTAAGAACAAAATGTTTTCAGAAATACCAATCATATTAGCAACCTCTTGAAAAGCGTCTAATATAATTTCTTGCTTTGGTTGAATTACATTTAACATCGTTTCATTAAATGCTGTTTCAATCTCGTCTGCATTTGAACTAAATCCAGTACTTGATGCAATTCCTAACATCGCTTTGCTAACCACCTTATGAGCAACACATATTTTATTTTCAGCTTCTTTAGAAACAAAATCATATTGTTGGTAAGCGTCAACTATTTGAATATTCTCAACGGTTGTGCTATTTTCTTTGTTGTCGTTAAAAGCCACAATAGTAGAACCAGCAACACTCGAACCACTTGTAGTAAGTTGATATTGACGTGATATTTTTAAACGTTCATCTTCACTTTCAGGAATACCGTTATTTACATTAATTATCGTTCCTGCGCTAAATTTGTTTTTAACGTAGTTGATACAGAAATTAGCAATCTCTTCTTCTAATTCCGCATAAGGCATAGCTGATAAATAAGAAGGATTAGCAAAATAAAACTGCCCTACTTGATAATCTTTAATTGTAACTATCTCACTTCTTTTATTGCCTTTTCCGAAACCAAACGCATCTATTCTACGTGGCGGATATTTATTTTGTTTGCTCCAGTCGTAACAAAACCAATACCCTGTTATATTACCATCGTCGTCTGCCTTTTCAGGCGCAATTTGATATTTAGGAACGTGAACGCTTTTAACGGGTTTACCATTTAAATACATAAGTTCAAAACAAGCCTCGCCAAACATCTCAAAATCCTTAACAATCTTACGGACTTCTTTTTTAGGGAATAACGGGATTTGAATATTTAACCCCATTCCGTAAATCATTTGACTATAACTGTCAATGATAGCAGAGTTAGTCGGACTTCCATTGTAACGGTCAATAATATACTCATAAAAAGAATTATTTTCGCCATTCAAAACCCACTCTTTACCCTGTTTTTCAACTGGGTCTACCCTAACGTAACTCGCTAATTGTAGTATCTCTATTTTACTCATAGTAATAATTTGTAATTTTCAATATCCGTTTGCTCGGTTGCATAACATTTGCCACGCCAAACGGTAAGCATATCGCTCATAACTTCAATATAGTAACTCCCGCCCTCTTTAAACGTGAACTCAAAAGGAATTATAATATAGCCGTTATCACAATAAACCCTTAAATCTTCTAAAGTATTAAGTACGTCAGTTAATTCGTGCCTAATATTAAGACTACACGTTTCCGTTTTGTAACGTGGGATAATTTTTAAAGTATGATTTTCTAAACTCGGCTTAAATACTTGCATAATATATAAACGAAAATATAATAAAGTTTAACACAAAAAAGCCACTAAAATTAATTAGTGGCTTTTAATAACTAAAAATAAAACCTAAACCTCATTCACATATTCTGTAGACACTAAAGCGTAAAGAGCTGTTTTCATTCCTGAATTTAAGAATGGTGCGCCTCTTTTCTCTTCCCCTGTAAGTTCAACGGTAAACCCTGATAAATCCCCCGAAGCACCACCTGTAACAATAGTTCCTGCTGTCAATTCCATTCCGTTCTCAAGTCCGCCAACCGTAATATTTCCGTTGTAATCTTCAACAAAAACAATCGGTCTGCCATAAGCCATAAGCGTCAACTCGTTTTGAGCATCTGCCGTTAGATAAGGGAACGTTCCCGCCAATACTTGACTAAAGAACCCTGTTCCATTATCTCTTGAAAATGTAGCTGTCTGCGTAAAAGTGTTTGCAGAACCTTTCAATTCCCACTTAAATACTTCGGCTAACGTACCCAAAGCAGTAACTACATCCGCAACAACCGTAATACCATAAGCATCATAGTTAGCTATGTAGATATTCTTTACTCCGCCCTTTTGGTCTTTACAGGGAATTTTCTTCCCTTTTGCTAAATCACAAGCCATATTTATATATTTTTTTAAATAAAGGGAGTAACTAAACTCCCTTTGTTACTTGTTTTTATTATGCGATTGGTCTTGCCCAAACGATTTCAGCACCATAAGCATAAGAAACTCCGGCGTTGTAAACCATTGTTCCTCTTACTTTCCCTGTCAACAATCCGATTGAATCCTCATCTACTACATCGATAGTGTTGTGGTCATCCAAAGTCCCAGTCCCGAAAGCTAAATTTTTAGGGTCAGCGATTACGATTGTAGATGTAGGAAGTCCTGTGTCTACTACTAAAGTGTAGTTTCCAAATACTAAAGATGTGTTTGCATTTCCTCCCAATCCATTAGCTATTCCTTTTGATGCTAAAAAGAAGTTATAATATTGAGCGATGTCAGCAGATACTGAAACCTTCAATGTGTTTTTACCTCTTAACTGTACAGGAACTGCATCTAAAGCTAATTTGATTTGTGCCTCTACGTTTGCTTCTGTTACGGTAGTCAAATCTACATCGATAACCGTTGCATCAGCTAAAAATAGAGTTAAGAAACCATCAAACTCTCCTGCGTTACCCTCATCTCCCGTCCAAATTATTGTTCCGAAATCCTCTGCATTGTCAGCTAATTTATTAGCGATAATAGCGTCAAGAATTTCTTTATTCATTGTGTTGTTGTGAGCAGATGCGCCCATACTTTCCTCTCCCCAAGTTGCTCTGAAATCTTCTTTACAAATATCCCAATCGTCTTTAAATTTTTTAGGTTGTAATAGTTTTTCTGATAGCGTAATAGAACCCGCAGGAGCGTGTCCGCAAGTGTAGTCTCTACGACCGTTGGTTGTAGCTAATTTTCTTAACCAAATCTTAAAATTAACATTTGGGTAAACTGTTAAAATGTTATTTTTTAAGGCATCAGCCTCTTTGAAAGTTGCAAGGAACATTCCCCCTGCCGTCTTCCCTGCGTAATTACTTGTAATTGTTGTTGTTGTTGCCATTATTAATTGTTTTGCATTTGATTAAAAATTCTCTCTTTGAAATTCTTTGGCTCTTTAAAAGTAGCCACTGGTTTTTGTTTTGTTAAAGAAACCACTTCTTCAACTACTTCTTCTTTTTTTGCTAATTCAACTTTTAAATCTTCAAACACTTTTGTAATGTGTGAAGTTAATTCAGCTTTTAAATCAGGAGCAGTCATTTCCTCAACAACCACTTCCTCGTCTTTTACTTCAGCAATAACCACCTCTGTAATTTTACCCTCTACAACGGTAAAAACCGTCCCATCTTCTGCTGTGAAAGTTCCGTCAGGAACAGTCGAACCAACTTCTAAAGATGCTAATTTTGTTTCAACAACCACCTCTTTTGCAGGTTGCTCTTCGCTTAACTTAACTTCTTTTTCAGGATTGAAAAAGTTTTTAAGTACGGTCATAAATTCATTTTCTTTACTCATTTTATAATTATTTAATTTAAACGCTCCATCGATTGAGAAACCGTTAATTTCTCCGCTTTTAATCTTTGCTTTTACTTCTTCATTATCAACTTTCATAATAGCAAACCAAGTTCCTATTGGTAAATCAAAACCATATTCGTTTGACTTGTCCTGCGTAAATTCTTTTATCCAACTTTCAACTATTGTAACGCCTTTAAGTTTTAAATCGTTATTATGCTCAATTGAACTTTGACTTTGAAAACCGTTAATATGAAAATATCTTTGCGCTAACTCTATTGTTTCTTTTGGAAATACAATATTGTAAGGGTTTCCATTTTCATCTTTTCTTAATATTACCTTTTCAGGAATAAGAACAGGAGAAACTAATAAACCTCTTTTGGTTTCTTTTAATTGTATTTCTATTTCATCCTTTGATAAGCTAATCCAATCCACTTCGATAGCGGGTTGGTCAACTAAAGAAATCGAAAATACACCTTTTTGTAAATCGGGATTAAAATCTACTTTAAACGTTTCCATAACTTATAAACGAAATTAAAAAAGCATTTTACATTTTTTATCCTAAACTTGCATTCTGAACAATATTCCTGTCAAGTCCCTGTGCTGTTGTAACGTTATTTGCTACTACATAAGCCTGTATAGGTTGTTGCGCCCCAAGTGTTTGCGCTATTTGATTTACACCACTATTGCCAACTACATTAAAAGATGGTGCTTGACCTCCTCCGCCACCACCGCCTGAACCCATATTAGGAGAACCTCCCTTACCGCTTGGGTCTGTAGATGCTATCTTTTTAATTTGCAACAAAGAAAATGCCCCTGCTAACCCAGCCTGAACGTATGGGTAAGCAGGAAACCCTACAGTAATCGGGGATTTTTGCGCAGTAGTATAAGCATTTTGAACACCCTCATAACCGCTTATTGTAGCCTGTGCTATTGCTACGGCTTTACCTACTTTAGAACCACGCCCCGCTATTTCTCCGATAAGGGATAATGTGTTTTTAGCTATGTCAACTTTGGCATTTCCAACCGCCTCTGCTAATTGTTTTTGTTTTTCAGCGTCTAACTTATCCCGTTCATATTTTCTATTTTGTTCGGCTAAATTTATTTCATTAAGTCTGTTTAAATGCTCAATTTCATAAGCCTCTGTATCTTGACCGAATTTAATTGCCTGTGCTAATTTTGCCTCATACCTTGCATTTTCTAATTCTGTTTCGGTTAATGTAGCATCTATATTTTTTTGTTTAGTCGCTTCAATATCATCTATTAAATCATACTCGGCTTTTATTCTTTCTTCACGTATTTTATCAATACGCTTTATTTCTGCGTCAGCCTCCTCTTTAGCTATTCTTTCTCTTTCTTTCTTTGCTTCTTTTGCATTTGCTATACTTTCATCACTTGCCTTTTTTTGAGCATCTCTTTTTTTGTCTGCTATACCTAATTCAAATTCTAATTGTGCGTTATCTCTATCCTGCGCTAATTTTATAGCCTCATCTCCTAATTTATTTCGTTCTTCAACTAATAGTTTATATTGTTTTGCTGATAACTTTGAGTTACTTAATTCTTTATCTATTCTTTGTAATTCAGCTTCGTAAGTTTTTGCACGTTCTGCTTCTCCGTTTTTCTCAATATCCCTTAACTCTTTTTCACTTTTACCCGCTATTTTAGCTCTTAAAACTCTTGTTTTTGTAGAGTTTTCAATTGCTGATAATTCGCTTTTTAAACTTTCATTAAATCTTTTTTGTTGTTCGGTTAAGTCTTTTAAAGCGTCCTCATTTTCTTCTGTTGCTTCTGTGCTTTCTGTCATTTTAGCAATTAAAAAACCTAAAGCCACTACCAAAGCACCAACACCTGTAGAAATCAAAGCAACCCTTAAAGCTTTTAACGCTCCTGTCGTTGTACCCACAACCGCTGTATAAGCAATTTGCGCGCCTATTTGTATTTTAGTGGCAACCGTTGAAAGTCCTATATACAACGCGCTTTCTTTTTGTAGTGCATTTGCGACTGATTGAATGCCTACAGTTAAACCGATTGCGCTTTCGACTTTTAACATTGTTTCCTGTAAGTCTTTGTTTTCAGAACCCAACAAAGCACTTGCTGAAGTGGCAATACTAAACGCCCCACTTAATGCCTGTGTACCCTGAACAACGGCATCAATATTTTTAGTATCACTACCTAAATTCTTTACCCTTGTAGATATATCTGAAATCTTATCAGAAACCTCTCCAGCACGTTGCGCAATCTTATTGTATTCATCACTACCCTCAGGTAATTCCGCAAGTTGTTGCTTCAACTTGCGTAATTCTGTGCGCAAACTTTCCCCTTGTACTTCTGTTTCTTTTAACGATGTTTGGAACGCTTCAAGTCCTCCCATCGCCTGAACTGCATTTACATCAATCTCTATTACTTTCTTGATAGCCATTGTCTTTTGAATTTAATTTTAGCGTCTTTTAAGTTTTTTGGCATTTCATTTTTACCCTTTGCGATTTCTACGCATTCCCCTGCACCGTACCAATCAGCAGATTGAAGTAACTCGACTATATTTTTAAGCATATTGTGTTATTAGTATATCGTAATTAATAGAATTTCCTAAATTGTCAAAGAATACAGCGTTAACTGTGTGCGTTCTATCTGAAGCCGTTCCGTTTGCTAATATTGAAACGCTTAAAACTGCATCAACTTTAGATTTAAAGATTAAAGGACTTGTAACAAAGGTTGCGTTTCCAAATACCGTGAAGTTGTCAAACTCGCCTCTGTAAAATAGTATCTCTACATCCTGTGCTGTATTGTCAATATTTAACCCCTCGATTGAGGCAAACTTATAACCTACTGAACTTGAACTGTCAACACCTCTATAATCGTTTACAAACTCAAATTGAACATCGTTTTCTGTTAAGTCGGTTGTCATTGTGTTAATGATATATCTATTGTCGCGAATTATTAAACGGTCTTTCAGTTTCAAAGCGTTTAAGAATATAGATGTTAATTTCGCTTTAACTTTCAATACTCTTGTTTTTATATTGTATAAATTCAATATGTAATTTTCGTAAAGTCTTTTATACAAGCCTAAAGGTGCAGTTACCAAATACCAAGGGGATATTTCATTACCCCAATTATTACTATATAAATAACTTAAATCGGTTGCTCCTAAATTAACCTCGTTACTAAATCTGAAATAGTCAGATAAAGGATTGTAACCAGCACCCGTATCTAATTTGATTTGTGGTGTCACACCTGTCAATCCATTCTCATACATCAGTACTGGTTTTGGAACGTAAGGAGATGAAGAACCGTTTAAAAAGGTATTCGTAATAAAATCGTACCCCGTTGCTCGTTCCCACATAGGATTTTCAAACGGGAGTTTTATATCATAAATCGACGTATCTGAACTATCGGTGTTTGTAAAAACCAAGTCGCCATAATCTCTATTGAACAACCCTCGAAAATAAGTGTTTAAGATATTCTCTGACTTTTCATATTTAAAATTAATAGTCTTAAATAACTTTGGTTTTTCAATATCCCAATCCTGACTGTCAATATATTTAGTAGCATCTTTAATAGTTCCGCTTTGGTAGTATAAATCTAACGGTTGTAAATCGAAAGTTGTAGCATCTGTAGGTGTAACCATAAGATTAAACATTTTGACAATCCCCATAAAGAAATCCTCTACTTTAATATCGGGAACATAAGACGCTAAATTCTGTATAAATGTCATTGATTGTCCTGTAAGGTTAAAACCAAATGAGCTTCTATCTCCAATTGAACTTCTTCTAATATAAGACACCTTACTGTTAAAGGTTAAGTTCCCTAAAGAAGAAACTACAATATACATTTCATGGTTGTCAGGGTCGTCTGTTCTGCTTTGGTCGTATAACGTAACATTATTTGTTCCCGTTAAATTATCAAACGTGTTGTAAAGTCTGCCATCTACAAATAGCTGTACCTGATAAAGTGTTCCTGTTGTTGGTGTTACTTCAAATTGAATTATTAGCCTTTGGTTAGCAAAGGACAAAAAACCAGCACTACTCCAATTTGTAGTAATTATATCCGTTGTTAAGTTAAGTTCAGGAAAAGTTGACCATCCTGAAGTTGTTAAAAAATCAACTCTTAATCCTTGAGAATATGCACGGGGTAACTCTGCGTTTTTTAACAGCAACCATAACTTTGAAAATTGCTGATAGTCTAAAAAAGAACCCGTAAAATCAATCCCGTATTTATCCTTAATCAATTCCATTACAGTAGTTAGTTTAACCG